CGACCAGCAGCATACGCAGCACGCATCGCATCAACCATCTCATCATGGTCAGGCACATACCAGTCGCCCACATTCGGCCACTTGTCCATACCGGCAGGCTGCAAACTCCACGACAAATTCCAATCAAACAGATCAGAGAAATCGGTGTGCCCTGTATGCCCCGGTGCGATCACCATGTTGCCAACAGCGACGTTCTGCAACGGGATCATCCCGAACCCTTCGCCACGCGACCCAGACACAAAACAATCCGCTGACTGATACAACGCGACCTCGTCATGTAAAGGCAACCTGACACGCATAATCGTCACGTTGTCACCGGCTTCTGTCGTGCCGGGATCTTCCGCAACCCAGTCAGGCAGTTTCACAATCAAACGGGCATCCGGCAGGTTCGCATCATGGAACGCTGATATCACCTGTGATATCCCTTTGCGAGGCCACGACGACCCGCCAGTAATAAACGTGAACGGGCCTTTCGGCGACGGCCCTGGACGCCACACGTCCGTATCTACACCTAACGGGACGACATGTACCTGGTGTGACATGTCAGCAAACAACTCTGCCGAATGAGTAGACGGAACAATGACCGCATCAAACGATTTCAACGTCTGACGAAACAACGCCGGCGGGGTCGTTGTTTCCCACATTGTCATACATGCGGTGCGTTGCCCCCGCCACCAGCCTTTCACCATGTTCGGCATCAAACCAAACACCACAGTTTCAGCGTCGTCACGCAACTCGACACGATCAGTCAACGCCTCAGCGAAACGGGCGGTCATCGCCCCATAACCGATATGTTCCGCTCCAAGCCCCTGAATACTGTACGGGGCCAACATCAAAGGATTCCTGTTTCCACCTGAGAACGATGCTCCGCTTTCTTCTCCATGTCAGCAGACCCATCAATTTTCGCGGGTTGCAAACCGTCACGTTTCAACCGTTTGTACGCATCCATGTCTTTCGACCAGCGGCGTTCCGTCGCATCAATATCGTTCGTAGCGATCTTACGAGACGGCATCGAAGACGCAGCGAACGCGACACCAGCGATACGGCAACCAAAACAGCCGTCCACGTCAAGATCTGGGTGAACCTCACGATGTTTCATAGCCGAGAGTTTAGGTGATGTAATCCCCGTAGCCTGCCGCTGTCAACAAAGCAGCTTCCTCATCGGTGACAACATGGTTATGACCGCCATAGTAGGTGAGAACAACCGTTGAGTAATCTTCCGGTTCGTTCTCCACATACGATCCGTCGGACAGTTTGAACACGTTACGGCCGCGTGGCAGCGGGGCGTAATGCCTGAGAAACCGGTAGGCGAGACGTTCGTTCTGTGTCAACGGATACTCGATGTCGAAATCGGACAGGTTGAACAGGTCATCTGTTGGTGGTGTGAATGTTGGCATTAGGTGACCTCGTATCCTGCGGCAACCAGATCGGCTTTTTCTTCGGCGGTAACAAAGTAGACGTGGGCACCGTAATACACCTTGTCAACCAGAGCAGGGTCTAACGGGTCGTCGTTCGTGAACGTGCCATCAACAAGTTTGAAAATGTTGCGGGCGCGAACACCTTGCCCGACGAAACCAAACAGCCGGTGTGCTTTGCTGCTTTGCTGACGGTAATCAGCCCACGGGAAATCATCATCGTTCGGCGGTCGGAACGTGAACGATTTCGTGCCGTCCGCTGTCGCCGTGCCAACACCAGATGCTGTGCCGGTACGCACATGATGGATACGGCCAACACCTGTCGCTGTGCCCGTCCCAGACGCTGTGCCGGTACGGATCGACGTGATAGTGGTAGATGCAATACCGGTGCCAGCACCAGACGCCGACCCGGTACGTCGAGATATGACGGTGCTGTCTGCTGTACCTGCCCCTGAACCGCTGCTAGAACCCGTTCTAACCGATGTAGGGGTGCCGTCTGCGCTGCCGGTGCCCGAACCTGAACCTGTGCCCGTACGACGCGAAATAACGGTCGAAACAGCAGACCCTGTGCCAGTACCCGATCCTGTACCGGTACGCCGAGACGTGACCGTCCGATCAGCAGACCCCGTACCTGTCCCAGATGCTGACGCGGTACGACGATGCGTGTGCGTACCATCCGCACTACCCGAACTAGAACCCGTCGTGCCCGCAAACGGGACAACAACAACACCACGATAGAAACCAGGGCCACCAGTAAACCCTGTGGTGAAATCAACAAGAGTGGCGTTACGGACTGCCATCCGTCACCACCGGTCAGTCAAGCGTCAGCGTGACAGTATCAAGATCGAAGTTGTCGCCAGCAACAACCGACGCCGACGCTGACAACGAACCATAAAACAGGCAGTTGCCTGAAGTCGCAGCGTCCCACAACGAGAAATGCGTCAACGTCTCAGTCGCCGCGACACTCGTCCACGACGCAGCAGCCGACGTATCAATCGACCCGCCAGACGCAGCGTTCCACGTCAAAGCGACACGGGTCGTCTCAGATGCCACGTTCGCCGTGCCATCCTCACCAGGATTACCCGTATGCAACTGGGCGTACACCGTCGTCACAGCAAACGACTGATTCCGCAACGTGTCCAGAAACTTGTTTTCCGCGTAGTTAGAAATGCTCATATCTGCTCCCGGTGAACTCCACCAAGTGTACCACCCAAACGAACCCTACAACGGCGAAAGCCCCCCGCCGAAGCAGGGGGCCAACGCCTGAGGGAACTCGGATCAGCTGTTCGTGCCGATCGAGGACGACGACTCGATCCGGCGAAGCGAAGCCTCGCGGAACCGGCCGTAGCCACCGAGCCAGTACCAGCCGATGGGCTGGAAACGCTCCAAGGTGTCAACCACAGGGCCACGGACGATGCTCGGAAGCGGGCCGTTGCCGTCGGTGATTGAGTGTGCCTTGGCGAGAGCCTGACGGCCCATGACATGCGTGCAGTACACGTCGACGTTGCCGGCCGAACCGGAACCGTCGGAAGCGTCAGCGAACACCTTGGCGCGGGGCGTCTCAACGAAACGCACACCTTCAAACGCGCCGATCTCACCGTTGTAGATCATGTCGGTGTCAACATAGACGTGCGGGTCACGCCACGCTGCTGCGCCGGTCTCCGAACGAAGATCGTACGACACGTCAGGGTGGATGTACGCCATGTACAAGCCGTTGAAGGTGGGGACGTTGTCGCCACGCAACTGGGCGGTCACCTTGCGGATGTCGTTCGCTTCGATGGTGTCCTCGGCGGCGACAGTCGTACGCGAGGTCGGGTCGGTGGTACCGCCACCGCCGTAGATCACGTTGCTGCCACCAGCGAGAACGTCGCGGATCACGCTGTCAATCGAGATGCCGGCGTTGTAGCCGACCACGTTGGCGGCGACGGTGTCAACATCAAGGAACGAGGTGCCGCGCAGCTTGGCGGTGGTCAGCACCGCGTTGCCGTACTCGGCGAGGGTCACGGTGACCTGCGAATCCGACATTGCCACGGGGGTGACATCGGTGTCCTCGGTAAGAGTCGCTGTCGCAGCGGTCAGGTCGTTGAAGATGGTGAAGGTGACGGTCGAACCGGGCATCGCCTGGTTGGTCGGCATCACGTCAGCGGCTGCGTCGAACAGGAGTTCCGAACGGAGCGCGAAATATGCGAGCCGATCAAACGCCTGCTGGTCAACAGAAAGGGATGAGGTCTGGGTATAAGCCATTGTGGCTGTCCTTCCGGGTGGTAGCCCCGGTCAGGGGGCTAGCGTGCTTGGGCTTTTGCTTCAGACAGCAACTGCATCACTTCGTCAGGTGTTTTGGCCTGACTGATACGAGTCGAGAAATCCATCGGGACTTCGCTTGCCGAATCCGCTGCCATTTGCGTGGAACGATTCCACGTTTGTGCTTCGGATTGGACTTGCTCGGCCTGTGTGTCTTTCACGATTTGCGCTTCGATCGCTGCTTCCCTAATGGCTTCTTCGGTAAGTTCGCCTTCGTAGCCCTTCATAAAGTACTTGGCGACGGGAAGTCCGGGATCTACTCCGGCTTTCACGAACGCCAGTTCGCGGGCTGCGGCAGCGGCCTCATCGGCTTTTGCCTTCAGTTCAGCGTTTTCGGCTTCTAGCTGCTTCATCCGGTCGCGTAGCGGATTGCGGCCTGCCTCGTCATCGCGGTCGATGTCGCTGTCCATATGTACACTCCTTCGCCCAACCGCCACCCGGAGGCAGATGACGGTGCTGCATTGTCTCCCGCCTCGGCGGGGTTCCTGCCATATCTTGGCATCGTCAGAAATTGTAGCACAAGATGTTGTGTGTTACTGCAACCCTGTGACTTGTCCACCTTGACCGGTTGCGAAACCGCCACCACCAGCGAACTCGGCGACGCGGCGTCGTTGCCGTTGACGGAGACGTTGCGCTGCTTGCGGATCTGTACCAAAAATCGCACCGATCTGTTCTTCCGTGGTGAACGCTGCACCTTGTTCGGCGAACGTCGGAGTGAACGCTTCTTCTAGTTCTGTGAGCTGTGTGAAACCGGCTGCTGCTGCTTGACCTGTGAACCCTGCTTGTTCCAGCATTTCTGCTTGTTCCGTGGTGAGTTCTAGACCTGCGCGTGCTTGTGCTTCTGCTGCGATGCGCGCCGATTCTGCTTGTGACAGAAGCGTTGGGAGTGCCCTGTCAGGGTCGAGGAAGTATGCGGCGAGTTGTCCGTCTGTGATCCCGTAAAGGCGTTGCATCTGGTCGATGACAGCGGGATCGCCTTGGCGTACTGCTTCGTATCCTTGGTTGACTCGTTCTGACAGTTCGCCTGTTGACACGTCTGCCGCGATCAATTCGGTGAAATCGTCGTTGCTGTCGTAGAAACCTTCTGGGAGTCCTGATGCTCGCATGTACTGGCGGTATGTGTTTTCCATTGCGATGTAGGTGTCTACAGACAAAGCGTTGTAGCCGGCTTCAATACGCATCTGGTTTGCTTTGAACCGTTCTTTGTATTCGTCGGTTAGCGATGCGCGTCCAAGAATGATGTCCGCGTTGACAATGTTCTCTCCGAAGACGAGATCTGTCAGTAGCTGAGACAAATCGTAATCTCCGCTTGGGCCGAGACCGTAATTTTCCAGCATTTCGGAAAGAATGTCGTATGCGGATTCAAGCGCGGAATCGTCGCTGACGATCTGTTCTTCTGGTTGTTCAGGTGCGGGAGGTGGCGTCGTGGGTTCTGGTGTGACGGCCTCGATGGGATCTGATCCTGGTTCGTCTACCGTTCCGTCAATGGGTGCGATGGGACGTGTTGGGAATACTTCTTCTGCGGGGGGGGGGGCGGTGATTGATTCCGCTGGGGCCGGTGCCGGTGCTGGTGCTGGGGCGGG